CACTGGTGGCACAACATGGCCGAGAAGGAGCGCATGACCGGCCCCTATGCCTGGAAGTTCTGGAAGCAGCCAGGCGGTGTGATGGAGGCCGACCCCGACGCCCTGCCCGATAACCCCGAGGCCAACGACCATGTCTTCAGCGCAGGCAAGTGGTGGAAGATCAACCCGGCTGCAGAAAATCTCCACAACTTGCCCCCAGGCTATTACCCGCAGATGCTGCTGGGCAAGAACCTCGATTGGATCCGCTGCTATGCCGGCGGGCTGTACACCTACGTCCAGGAGGGCCGCCCCGTTTGGCCAGAGTACGAGGACAGCACCATGTCTGGTGATACCGAGGTTGACCCCACCGTGCCGATCCAGGTGGGCCTGGACTTCGGCTTGACCCCGGCGGCCACCATCGGCCAGCGCCTGCCCAATGGCCGCTGGCTGATCCACAAGGAGATCGTGACCTTCGACATGGGCCTCGAGCGCTTTGGCATGGAGCTGCTGGCCATGCTCAACGCTCAGTATCCCAATCACCAGGTGCTGCTGTGGGGCGACCCGGCGGGCATGGCCAGGGACGCGATCTACGAGGTGACCAGCTTCGACTTCCTGAGAACGCTGGGGCTACGGGCGCAGCCCACGGCCAGCAACGACTTCAAGGTGCGACGGGAAGCTGCGGCGGCCCCCATGCAGCGGCTAATCGCTGGTAAGCCGGGCCTGATTGTGAATAGACAATGCAAGCTCCTCCGCAAAGCCCTCGGCGGCGGCTACCATTTTAAGCGGGTATCTGTGGGCGCCGGTCAAGAAAGGTTCCGCGATGCGCCAAACAAGAACGAGCATTCTCATATTGGCGACAGTTTCGGCTACCTGATGCTCGGCGGCGGCGAGTACAACCGCATGACCCGCACCCCCAGCCTGGGCGGCAGACCCAACAACGCGACGGTCATCATGCAACAAGACTTCGATATTTTCGCAACTAGATAGCGCAGCGATATCGCTTTGCTTGCATGCCGTACAAAGTCCAATAGAATCTATTGGTATGAGTATCGACTTCGACCCGTGCGTGGTGCATCACTTCGCTGCTGGCGTCTATGCCAAGCAGATGACGCTGCCTGCCAACCACTTTGCGGTCAAGCACTCGCACAGCTACGACCACCTGAGCATCCTGGCAAAGGGCCGCGTGACGGTGGACTTGGATGGCAGCGTTACTGAGTACGAGGCGCCGGCCTGCATCACCATCAAGGCCGGCATCAAGCACAGGATCGTTGCCCATGAAGATGCCGTCTGGTTCTGTATCCACGCGACCGAGGAGACAGACCCAGGCAAGGTGGATCAAGTTCTGATTGGAGGTTAATCATGCCGCTTTGGATTGCTGGAGCCATTCTGCTGGGATCTGGTATCAACGCCTACCAGGCCAACCGCAGCAGGCAGCAGGCGTCTGACCAGCAGCGCCAGGCACTGAGTCAACAGGCTGCCGATGCTGCTCGCATGCGTGAGGAAATCTCGCGCCAGACCCAGGCCTACTCACAGCAGGCTACCTCTCTGCAGCAGCAGGCCGACATCGCCCGCCAGCAGTTTGAGCTGCAGTCGCAGTCCTTCCGCGACAACAAGCTGGCCATGGAGGCCAAAGCCAAGGAGGTGCAGGCCGCCGCAGATGAGGAGCGCCGCAAGGCCGCTGCAGCCGAGGCCTCTGCCCTGCGTGCCAGAACCAGGGGCGGTCGCCGCTCCCTGCTCTCTGGTGAGCGGATGGACGCCGAGCTGGGGCTTGGCATGAACCTGGGCGGCTCTTCGGGGATGTTGCAGTAATGGCCGCGCCCCGCATGACCCAGTTCAACCTGGCCCGCCTGTCGCGTCGGACGGGTGGTCTGGATCGGCTGGCCAACGAGTACCAGCAGCAGATCGCCGGCATGACCGATCAGTACGCCAAGGGATTCTCGGAATACCAGAAGCGGGTGGGCGAGCAGATGGCGCCGTTTGAGGCGGCCATGGCGCAATACCGGCAAGTGGCCCAGCCGCAGTACCAGAGCCAGCTTGCCGAGTACAACGCCAAGCTCGAGGCCTACCGACAGCAACTGGCCGATCTTGAGAAGGATCCGGTGATCGAGCGCACAGCGCGTGTGGTCACAGGCAAGACTTGGTACGGCAAGAAGAAGTACGGCGACATCACCTACTTCGAGCCGAAAGAAATCCCGACCTTCAGCGAGAAGGCTCCGACCGCGCCAGACATCCCGCAGGCGCCCCAGGTCGAGGCCTTCGATTCATCTCAGTTTGAGGCCAAGCGCGGCCAGCTCGGCCAGACCATGCAGCGCGAAGTCGGCGAACGCCGCGCTGCGCGGCTGAACGTAACCAGGCGCAGCAACCGCACCATGCTGCAAGGAGAGAAGGCATGAACGGTCTGTACGCAAACATCCACGCCAAGCGCGAGCGGATCAAGGACGGCAGCGGCGAGAAGATGCGAAAGCCTGGCTCGCCCGGTGCGCCGACTGACAAGGCCTTCCGCGACTCTGCCAAGACTCGCAAGAAGAAGCGCCCGATGCTGGAGCAGTACAAGGCATGAGCAAGCTGAAAGATCCCGATGGTGGGCTGACGGAGGCTGGCCGGCGCCACTTCGAGCGCACAGGCGAGAGCAAGAACCTGCAGCCTGGCGTCAAAGAGTCCAGCCCCAGCGGCCAACGTGCCCGCCGCAAGGGATCTTTCCTGACCCGTTTCTACACCGACCCCAGCGGCCCGCTGGTCAAGCCCAATGGGGAGCCGACCCGGCTGGCCCTGGCTGCACGGGCATGGGGCGAGCCTGCGCCTCGCACCGCAGCTGCCGCCGCACGCCTAGCCGCCAAGGGCCGCAACCTGCTGGCCAAGTACAACGCCGAGAAGGACTGAGCATCATGGAATACAAGGACGAAACCGGCGGCATGCGCTTGACGCCCGAGCAGATCATCAAGCGCCAGGACGTTGCCCAGAAGAAGAAGGACGAGTTCCAGGCGCTCTACATGGACGCCTACGAGTTCGCCCTGCCCCAGCGCCAGCTCTACGGGGTCTGGGAAGGCAACTACACCGGAAAGAACAAGATGACGCGGGTCTTCGACTCGACGGCCATCAACAGCACCCAGCGCTTTGCCAACCGGCTGCAGTCTGCTGTCTTCCCGCCCCAGCGCAAGTGGGCGCGGCTCGACGCCGGCAGCGACATCCCGTCTGACCGCAAGGACACCGCCAAGGCTGTGCTGGAGGTCTACGGGGACAAGATGTTCACCGTGCTGCGCCAGAGCAACTTCGACATCGCCATGGGCGAGTTCCTGCTCGACCTGGCCGTGGGCACCGCCTGCATGATGGTGCAGCCCGGCGACGATGTCAGCCCCATCAACTTCATCCCGGTGCCCCTGTTCCTGGTGACCTACGAGGAGGGGGCTAACGGCCAAGTGGACAACGTCTACCGCAAGATCCGCATGAAGGCCGAGAGCATCCAGCGCCAGTGGCCAGACGCCAAGATCGAGGGCCAGCTTGCCCGGCTGATTGAAGACAAGCCCACCGAGGATGTCGAGCTGCTTGAGGCCACCGTCTATGACGCCAAGCGCGGCGATTACTGCTACCACGTTATTTACAAGCACGGCAAAGAAGAGATCGTCTATCGGCGCCGCAAGTCCAGCCCCTGGGTGATTAGCCGCTACATGAAGGTGGCCGGCGAAATCTATGGCCGTGGCCCGTTGCTGACTGCCCTGCCCGACATCAAGACCCTCAACAAGACCATTGAGTTGCTGCTCAAAAACGCAAGCCTGGCTGTCTCTGGGGTCTACACCGCTGCCGATGACGGGGTGCTGAACCCCAACACCGTCAAGCTGGCACCCGGCGCCATCATCCCGGTGGCCCGCAATGGTGGCCCGCAAGGCCCGGCCCTGGCCGCCCTGCCCCGCGCTGGCGACTTCAACGTGTCGCAGCTGGTCATCAACGACCTTCGCGCCAACGTCAAGCGGATCCTGCTGGACGAGTCGCTTCCACCGGACAACATGAGCGCCCGCTCGGCCACCGAGATCGTGGAGCGCATGAAGGAGCTGTCGCAGAACCTCGGCTCTGCCTTCGGTCGCCTGATCAACGAAACCATGATCCCGCTGGTGGCCAAGATCCTCGAGGTCATGGATGAGCGCG